GTGTTGGCGTCGATCTGGCTGCCCAGAAGGTACACCGTGCCAGCCGCCCCCGTGTTGAGGGCGACGTCGTTGCAGAACAGCAGGGTATCGTCGATGAGTGCCATTGTGGTGTCCTCCTAGGATCAGCTCGTGGCCATGGCGGTTTCGTTGCTCAGGATCGAGTCGCAACGGAGGAAGGGGAGACCGGCGACCATCAGGATCTGCTTGCCGCCCACGTTCTCGTAGGTGGCGAAGGTGCCGTTGACCTTGTTCATGGTCTGCTGGTTGAGCCACTGCATGACCAACCGGTTGCCGAGGATGACCGTCTCGCCTTCCGCGTCCGGCGGCAGGAGGTCGACGGCCCAGCGGATCTTGGCGGCCAAGTCCGTGTCGTTCGAGCCGGTGCCGGTGGCAGTCAGGGCACCCGTGTCGATGTTGGCAAGGCGGGAGCACTTGCGCCAATCGGGGAGCGTCTGGCCGCACGACCATCGGTAGTGCGTGCGCAGAACCTGCCGGAGCCCAAGCGTCGCGTGCTGCTCGGTCTGCTCGTCCAGGTTCTTGATCTGGAAGCCGGCCATGGTGTTCGGCTGGTAGATGCCAGCGACGCCACCCATGCGGCCCATGTTGAGGATCCAGATGGAGGTCGAGTCGGTCTGAGCAGCCGCCGCGCCGCCAAGGACGATGTTTTCGGCCGTCTCGGTAGCGGTCGCGCCGAACTTCGCCGGGTAGCGAGCCGCAAGGCCCGTGAACGACTTGGGCGACGTCTTGGCGTTGCCGTAGATCCACGTCCGCATGAACTTGTGGACGGCACCCTGCATGTGCTTGGCGTCTTGGATCAGGCGGTACTGGTCCACGTCACCGTGCGCTTCGGCCAGGAACTTGTCGACAGACGAGTAGTCCTGGTAGTGCGCCAGCCCGTCCGTGCTCTGCGCCGTGGTGCCCTTGGTGGGCAGCGAGAACCCGTTGAAGCCGGTGAAGTCGCCTTCCGGCAACTCGGTGTCGTAGGTCGTCAGGTGGCCGAACTTGCCGTTCGCGGGCATCCAGCGGATGCGCGGGAACACCATGTCGGTCAGGTTCAGGACCGGAACGATCTCCGACAGGGGGGTGAGCTTGCCGTCTGGACCCGTCAACTTGGCGAAGTCCAGCATCGTCGGCATCGTCGCGTCGAGTGCTGCCATGGTCGTAACTGCCTTTACTTAGTGGCGTTGTAGAAACCCTTTGCGCCGAGTTCGGTCGGGGCGCTACGTGGCGACCCCGTGACAACCGAATCGTCGGACACGTCCGCCCCCAGCTTGGTCAGCATGGCCCACACCGGCTTGGTGTTGACCATGAGCATCCCCAGCGGGGTTTTCAGAAACGTCTCCAGTTCCGGCGAGCCGTAGAGCTTGATGGCCCGGTTGGCCTTGGCTCGGTTGGCGTCGAACTGGTCCCCGTCGGCGGCGCGAGTTTCCTCGGCGGCCTTGTTCACCCAGGTGGCGACCTGTTCCTGGTTCTGCTTCTCCAGCGCGGCGGCCATCTTGCTCAGTGCTTCCTGAGCCTGGGCCTGCGGGAGGTTTGCAGCCTTCGCCAGTTCGCCGAACGTGTCGCCCAGCTCAGGCGAGAGCGTCACGCCCTCGGCAAGCTGGAACGGCTCGTACTTCTCCGGTGCGCCGTCCATGGAGTCCTTGGCGGGCTCCTTGGCAGCTTCCGGCTTGGGTGGCTCGGCGGGCTTTGCGGGCTCGTCGAGCAGGGACACCGCCTTGACGGGCTCCGGCAACTTGGCCGGCTCCTGCTTGGCTGGTGCGGGTTTCTGCGGCTCCGTCGCGGCCGGGGCAGCTACGGGCTGCTTCGGTGCGGTCGGGGCCGTCGGCTCCACTACGGCCGTTGCTGCGGTTGGTGTTGCAGTCGTGTCGGTCATGGCTCCTTGCCTTCCTGTTGGAGCAGTGCCAGCTCGACCGGTGCGTGCTGCGCCAGTTCCAGCCAGAGCCTCGCCTGCATCTCGCGGCGCCCCTCGGCCCGTGCCATCTGCATGGCGTTGGAGTCGAAGGTGCCGTGAAGCGGGCAGAGGTCCGACCCCTCAGGCTTGTTGAGGCTCAGGACCCAGCGCAGCACGGAACGGGTCTCCCGGTGCTGCATGGCTGCCCGCAGGTCTCGGATCCGCTGCTGCTCGGTCGCCTTGGCAACGCGCTCGGCCGAATCGGCTTGGTCGCGCTGATGGCGAACGGGCGTGAACGGATCAGACGACTTGGTGGGCAGTCCCATTCTTGGGACGGTAGCGTCCCATTCTTGGGACCGCAAGTCCCACATGCAGGATAGTGCAGGTCGCCCAGCATGAAAGCGGCCCGCCTCGGGTCACCCCAGGGCGGGCCGGACGGTCCCAACGGGTAGCTGGCGTTGGGTTGTCTGATGCGTCAGCGGACCAGCAGCGATTCGGGCGGTAGCCAGCGGCCGTTGCCGGCAGCGTCCACCACGATCTGCTGCAAGAGTTCGCGCGCCTCGGCGTTGCCAGACTCGTGGCGGAGCACGGTGGCCACGGCAAGCGGGAGCCATGCGGCCGTGAACATGCCCGACCGTTGCCGGCGGCCGTCCAGGGCTCGCAGTTCGTATTCGACCAGCCGGTCGCCTTCGCGCACCCAGGCGTCGGCCAGGACCCGCTTGGCACCGGCAAGGGCAACGGTGCGGATCTCGGGAACGTCCAGCAGTTCGCCGGAAAGGTCCAGCCCGTAGACGCCAAGGGCCTGCTGCCACGGCATCCACCAGTCGCCAGAGCCAAGCCGCGCGTCGTCCTTGCGAACGTCCCACACCGCGTTGGGCTTGGCGCGCAACTGCGGCACCAGGATGCGCCGGCACCGCTCCTGGAAGTGCGCCTTGACCCGCTCGGCCAGCGCCCGGTCCTCCAAGCAGCGCCACAGGTGAACCGCCGCGATGCCTTCCCAGCCGACCTCGCGCGCCGACCAGACAGCCGACGTGCTCCACTGCGGATTGGTCGTCAACTGAATCAGGTAGTTCCGCGCGTGGTGCTCCAGGAGCCGCTGGCACGCCGGGCTGTCCGTTGTCCGCGCCGCCACCGCCAGCCGGTTGATCGTCCAGTGCTGCGCATCGGGGCCGTTCCAGCCGTTGGCTTCGGCGAGCGTCAGGTCGCGCGGCTTGTTGAGCCGGTCCAGACCGCTGCTGTGCGGCCGGCTGTAGAACAGGCGCACGTTCGGCCGCCGGTCCACGTCCACCACGGTGCCGTCCAACTCCAGGTGGTGCATCGGGTGCCCGCTGGTCAGGAGCGCCGCGTAGTAGTTGACCAACTCCGCGCCGACGCCACCGGCGAGCATGCACTCGCCGCCGACAAAGCACTGGTCCTCGACCGCTCCCGTCTGGCCCGTATCCGCCGCCGGCCCAAGCTGCGGATGCTCCCACGTCGTCAGCTGCGACATGGTCCGCAGCCAGTGCTGCCCGGCCCACCCCGGCAAGTCGAAGTTCGCCGGCAGCACCGGGTTCCCATGCGGCAGCAGCTTGGAGACACCCACCGCCCCGATGCTCTTGGTCGCAATGGCAGCCGCGTAGGCCCAGTCCTCCAGCGTGCGCAGGTGGCGCATCCACACGAAGCAGACCGGGATGGCTCGCGCCTGACCGTCCGCGAACCGCATCCCCGCCTTGGGCAGAGATCCCACCATGTGCCCGTCGCCGAACGTCAGCTTGAGGTCGGGCAGCGTGTCGCCCATGTCCGGCACTTCGGGGTTGCTGCACGTCACCACCACTTCGGCCGGCACCACGGCGGAGTGGTCGGGATACCACGGGCCGAGGAACAGGTCGACGTGGACCATCCGGCCGATGCGGCCTCGGTAGTGCCCGCGGAAGCCGGCGCCGTCGGGACCGATGGACACCATCGCCAGCGGCACGCCGTTGAGCGCCGGCACGCCGCCGAAGTGGCCCACGATGTCGCCGGGCACCTGCTGCGTGATCCAGTCGCCATCGGTCGACCACTGCTCAAACGGCAACTCCAGCGTCTCGCCGGGGCCGATCGCCGCGCGCACGTCCACGGCCCAGCAGTCCAGCCCAATCTTGCGGCCGTACACCACGTCGCAGCCCAGCACGGTGCCAGCCATGGCCGGCGGTGGCGTGTCGGTTGTCGTGCGGAACCAGCCCACGACAGGGGCGGCGGTGAAGTTGCGGAGTCGGATCATTGGTTCCTTGGGGGCGCTACCGGCGGCGAAAGTGCGCTTGGGCCGCTAGCACCGATGCGGCATTCACGACTACGACGGGCGTAGGTGCCGGGCCGCCTCCTGCGGCGTTGACGGTCCCAGTGACGTAGAACTCGAACTTCGGCGCGTCGGGGTCGTCCGACACGATGGACACCGGGCCGTACTTGGTGCCCGGCGTTGCCGTGTCCAGCCGCACCACGAGCGGAGCGCTCGCACCGATGGCGATGGGGCTCGTCAGCGCCGTGGTGATGGTGTAGCCGGTCGGGACGGTGACGGTCCCGATGGCCAGTTCCTTGTCGCCGCTGTTCGCCACCGTGAACGTGCGGCTGATGGTCGCGCCACCCTCGTCCGTGGCGCCGAAGCTCGTGTGGTCCGTGGCGCTCGGCGTGTCGTCCCCGTTCGTGATGGCGTTCCCGTTGCCGGTGACGCCGATGTTCGGGGCCGTTGGCGGCGGGTCCACGTCGGGCTCGTAGTCGCCGAACGCTTCCCACGCCGCCCGGCCGAAGTCCTGCGGGCCGCCGCCGATGCTGTAGGACGTGCTCCAGTCGATGCCGCTCAGGGGCGGGCTCGTCGACACCGCAGCCATTGCCGCGAGGTCTGGAGCACTCGGCCCCTCCATCCACTGCGCAACCATGCCGTAGTGCCCGGCTCCCATCTCAGTGTTGAGGCCGAGGATGCGCATGGCCACCGCGCAACCCGTCTGCGTGCCCATGACTTCCTGCCCGAAGTAGCGCGGCAGGTAGTAGAGCACGTTGACGTTCCACGAGGCGACCGGGGAACTCAAGTTCCATGCGTAGTCGCTGTGACCGCGGTAGCCGTAGGGCCAACCCCACGGCCAAGCAGGCGACGCCGTGTAGAACTGCACGTCTTCGTTGAACACGCCAGGCGCACAGAACGACGTGGCATCCTTCCAAGGCGCTTCCAGCAGGTGGCCAGACAGAACCACCAGCGCCTTGCGTCCCTGCATGTGCCCGCCGTCCGCCTTGTCGACACGACCGGACAGGTAGGCGCCCACGAGGTCTACGCCCCACTGCGTCATTCGGTAGGCCAACGTCCGACGCTTCGCTGCGTCCTCGGTCGACACCACCAGCAACAGCGACTCGCTGGTAAGCGCCGACATGCTCGCGCCGTAGCCGGGGTGTTGCTGCGATGGCGTCCAACTTGCCGAACCCCATCCCTTCCACAGTTCACCGCAGAAGCCAGTCCACCGCGCAAGGTAGGTGTCGATGTTCGGTCGGTCGTTGCCGAACGTGCCCCACGTCGTCGGCAACGTGTCGAGGTCGATGACCTCGGGCAGCGCCGCGATGGTCGCGTTGTCGAACACCAGCGGCGCCGATCGGATCGCGGCGATGGTCGGGTTGCTCGGGTGCCCGATTGCTGGCGGGCGGATCAGCAGCGCGTCGAGCCCGGTCAGAGGACCGTACGGCACAACCACGACGGCAAGCGCCTCGTCGATGGCACTGTAAGTCGTTGGACTGGGCCGCGTCGTCCGCGTGAACAGCACCACCAGCGAATGCAGCGCCGGGATGACCGTTCCAGGCGGCACCGTGGACGTGATGGCCACGGCGTCGTTGACCGGGATCGGGTTGGTCGTCTGGTAGGCAGTCCCAGGCACCCCGTACGTGTAGCTGACGACCGTGACGCCCGACGGGTTGTCCGGCTGCACCATCGTCCCGCAGTGCGAAGCGACACCACCAAGGCGAACGGTGATGCTGCCGTAGGTGATGTCTACTTCCATGGGGCTACCGGGTCAGGCGTCCCACCAAAGGGCCACGGTCGTCGCGGTGGTTCCCGTCGAGTTCACGCGAAGGCAACTGATGGGCAACAGTTGGCCGAGAACCACGATCATCTGCACCCCGGCCGTGCCAGAGTCGTCCACCGGGGTAAGGGTCGAACTACCGCCGACGGCCGTGACCAGCAGCGCATTGCACGGGCACGCGAAGTTGCCCGCGGCCGAGTCGCTAGGGGTCACTGCCGCCCATCGGCGGTAGTTTCCCATCGGTAGGTTTGATGTCGTCGTGCGGGTCGGGGCTGCCATGGTCGTCTCCTACTTGTCGAGCGTGATGGCCCACGCAGCAGCGAGGCCGAGAATGCGGTTGAACAGGTCGCTGTAGGTCACTGGCGTCGCCTCCGATGCAGCGACCGCCGCCCGCAGGTCCGCCAC